CCATTACTGACTTCAAAGTTGATGTTGCCACCAGGAAACTTAATCTCACGATCTGGAGCATTACGCATCGTGATCTCAGGGTTGCTGAAGTAATACTTCGAGCGGCGACCCTTAGTAGAGTCCTTGATAGTGACATAGTTTTTGTTATCAAAGACCAAGACAGGTTCGTCAAACAAACAGATAGCAGCAAGAAGCTGACTCAAATCATAGATAGCAAAATCTTGAGGAAATTCTTCTTCGACTACAGCACGAGCAAGAATGTTCTGAGCATTACTAATAGTCTTCAGAACATTACCTTTCTTGAAAAGAATACTACTATTAATAGTAGCAAAGTTTTGCAAGATATCAATCGTAGTGGTGGAGAGTTTTACAGTGTTGCTCATTGGGGGTAGTCCTCACGGATAGAATTTTTGTCATTGAAGTGCATTAGAAGAACAGCATAGTGCAGGATCTTCATAAGGTCACGTCGGGCTGTACCCTTCTTATCATATCGTGATGCATACTTGAGGATGTTGCTACGACAGAATGCCTCGCCATCACCGCAAGCTTCGATTAGATCCAGGGTTTGGATCTTGTCGTCACCAGATGAATAATGTTGACTGTAAGTTGAGCAAATGTAATCACGTAGTTCTGAAATAATGTGGTCTTCGTTGTACTTGTTCATAATAAGAAATCAAGGAGATTGATTTTCACTTTTGGTTTCGGCATCGCAGTATACGGTGTCGTATCTTTGATGTCTATGGAGTCACCCAGTTGTTTGTGATTGATCGGACTGTAGTAGATTCCCCGTTTGGTGTCATAGAATCCCCAGATACAATAACTGTCATTACCATCATTGTAAATAAACTCACGATCACATACAGTCCAAATTGATAACACATTAGCTTTCTTACGAAAGACTTCGTATCTGTATCCATCAGGTGCCTCGTGGGTAAACGTTATAGGAAGTTCTATTGTATCACTCATCTCCTGAGATTTCAACCTTGTCATCAACTTTGCTATAAAGATCTAAGAATGCTTGCTTGGTCTCATCATCGAAACGATTCAGACAAAGCTGAACTGCCTCAAGACGATCCTGGAAGATGTCAAATGCCTTGACAATATGAACCAAGCGACGGGTGGAGATGATCTCATCAATACCACCATCATAGAATGTCTTACGGATGATGTCTGCCCAATCAGAAAGACGCTTGCAGAACTCAGCATCCGAACAAAGCTTATTCAGGATTTTGATTTCGATAGCAGCAGTAGGATATTCCTGCTCAAAAGTCAATGGGAATCTTTCCAAGAACGCTTCGTTAAGGACATTCGTCCCAACAAACCTACCGTCATCAGAACCCTTACCTTTCGTGTTGGCAGTAGCAACCACCGTGAACCCTTTAGCAGGAGTGACCCAACGTCCGATTTTTTTGAGGAACACCCCTTTGCCTTCAAGGATGCTCTGAAGACACAGAATTTTGTTAGAAGCAAGGTCAATCTCGTCAAGCAAAAGAACAGCACCGCGTTCCAAAGCATCGATAACAGGACCGTTGTGCCATACAGTATTACCATCAACCAACCTGAAACCACCAATGAGATCATCCTCATCTGTTTCGATAGTAATGTTAACACGGATAAGTTCTCGATTGAGTTGAGCACAAGCTTGTTCTACACTAAAGGTTTTGCCATTACCAGACATTCCAGTAACGAACAGTGGATAGAAAATTTCGGATTTGAAAACTTTCTTGATACGATTGAAGTTACCGAAAGGAACAAAGGAAGAGTCTTGTGCAGGAACAAGATTCTGATTAGCAACAGTTTGTTCAAACTGCTCACGTGCTTCTTTGACAGTCAGGTTCCAACTGCCACGTTTTACTTTGTACTGTTCGATGTGACGAGTCACGGTAGGATAGGACAGACCTTGCTCGCGAGCATATTTTTTGACTTCTGTGGAACTGATGTCAGAACCAAAGCGGTCGCGAAGATCAGAAACGATAGACATTGGTTTTCTGTGTTGATGTAGTTATTATAGAGGAAGATGCCCCCGTGACCAGGGGCAAATGGACAGTTAATCAGCTGACCATAGCAGCGAAAGAAGACAAGATTTTTTTGTTGACAGACTTGTTTCCAAGAGATTTCTTGAAAGCAGATTTGATTTGAGCTTTACTAGCATTATTATCAACTTCAAAATCAGTGTCAAGTGACAGTGACTTTGTAGTAATCAAATAGAAGGCATCATAACCAAGACCTTTACCCACAACCATAGTACGTTCCTTACGAAGACGACTACGGAATTTATCGGTGTCTTCAATCCCAAGCATCCAAGAAGCAGTACGAACCCAAGCACCAACATCACGATTATCAATCATTCGGAAACAAACAATGTTTGATTCAGGAAAACTAATTTTTACATTATCAATATAGATTTTCATATTACCAAGATAACCTTGGTCAAAGACTGGGTGAATCACACCACAGTTGCGATTGCGAAGTTGTGCACGACCTTCAACCTGTCGAACAAGGTAGCTCTCAGGGTCATCATAAGATTGAATATCTCCTGCAAAACCACCAGCACCAGCTTCACCATCAGATAAAACAATGACATTTAATTTTTCAACCTTGTACTTCTTGCGGAAGTAAGGCATCACAGTGTGCAAGGAGTTGATAGCATCAGAAAGAGGAGTGCCACCAAGTTGACATCCAATTGGATAACCTAAAGCGTTAGCAGCATAGAAGACAGGTACATTTCCATAACTAGAAAAGAAAGCACTAAGACGAAACAAATATTTCAGCTGGTTTTCAAACTCTCTTGCAGAAACATCAGTAGTGATCACGTTGATCAAACTGAAGTTGCTATTAAAACAATATGTATTAGGAGTAGCACGAAAATTGGTATGCTCACGTGGCCATTCTGTGGTAAACAGATATGCGTTGAAAGGAATCTGAACTTTCTTACAGAACCAAGCAATGTTTGCAAGCTGCTTGATCATATTAAAAGAGACATCAGCAATAGAACCAGACCAATCAATTAAAGCAATTAAACCGTGATTCTTTCCATCAGGAATTACGTTGATCTTTCTGAAGATATCATCATTATATTTGTACGTATGCAACTTGGCAGTGTCAAGGACACCTGTCTTAGACACTGTAGTCCGAGCATATGCAGCTGCAGACTTCTTACACTCAAACTCTTTGACAAGATAATTAACCTCACGTGCAGCAGACTTACGGTACATAGCAAACTCAGAGTCAGCAATAGAAGTATCCGTATGAGAATAGTGCTCCTCACATACTTTAAGAAAATCAGAATTGCTTACTACTAAGTCTTCGACTTTCATACCAGGAATCTCGATGACTGTATTCTCATCGTAATGATTAGTGCTAGCACGATTCTCCAGAGCATCAGAGAAATGCTCAGCAGTAGTCACAGAGTCGTGCCAACCGCTACCACCAACCGAAGAATCGCTTTCTTCATTTACATCTTCCCCATCGTCTCCAGAATCGTCTGTATCACCCTCATCTGCTTGCTGCTCTATAGGACTGGAAGAACCACTGTTAGACCCTTCCTGAGTGCCATTCAAAGGTATCTCCACGCTCTGCTCATCATTACTATGGAGTGCTGCCATCAAACGTGCTGCTTCAACAGCTTCATCAAACGTTTCTGCCTGATCTACCAAAGAAACAATGTGCTGCTCCTCAACAGAAAATTTGATGTCGATGAAGTGACCGATCTTGAAGTGAAGATTGACACGATCAGCAAGAGACATTGCGTTGACATCTTCATTGTCAATGCCAAAGAAATCCATCGCTTGGAGCTGACGGTAACCTTCAAAGAAATCTTTACGGAGACCCAAGTACTTACGCTTCATTAGTTTCTCAACACGAGCATCCTCAGTCACGTTGACATAATCCTTAGGAGCTCCACAGTCAGTCATATCACGATCAGGAGTAAACAGAGCGTGACCAACTTCGTGACCCACTAGAAGATCATAGACGCGAGACGAGAGACCTTTCCAAATAGGAAGAGTCAGCATACGACTGTGCACATCAAAGGAAGCAGTCTTAACTGCCTTGTGTTGAACCAGCAAATTTTCTGTAGCAAGCAGTTTAGCAAGGTTGCCTTTGATCTCTTGGTTCATTGCTCTCCTGTGTATGCAGACATTATAAAACCCCTGTCCCGTATTAGGAGATCAGGGGTGCCAGTTGTGAAAGTGTCAGTGCCTCAGTTTCAGCAGTGACTGGTGGTTTCCATTCCAGGTTTCCAGATACAGAAACTCGCGGTTCGTCTTCTGTGTGCTCTATGACAGAATGAACAATGGCAGAAGGAAAAATTATGATATCACCAGCTGCAAAACTAAAGTTAATAGATTCGTAGAAGTGTCCTTCCTTATGTTCAAACTCTCTTAGAATTCTAAACTGATCAAAGACGTTTGGATTTTGTAGTTTCAATCCTGTGGAATCTGTCAGATACCAAACAAACGACAGATCAGCTCCAGGATGGCAGTGAGGAACGTTCTCATCTCCTTTACGATTAATGTTTACCCAAGCAGACTGTAATTTAAATGCAGAAACTGCATTTGCCAAATAAGTTTTTAGAGGATTCAAATAAGGATCGTTACGACAGTCTTTAGATTGCCACCCACCCCTATTAGATTTTTTTCTTCCTGAAGAAAGATCGGATTGAGTCAACCAGTAAGGCAGTGAACCATCAGGGATATCAATATGCCCTTTAAAAATAGGAGTGGCAAATATAGGAAAGTAGTCAAGCATATTATTCTTCTTCGTTCATATGTTGAAGAAGAGATTCAATCTCTTGGATATGCTCAACATTAAAGATCATCTCTCCAATGCTTTTAATGATGAAAGGACTCTCTGCTCTAGCAGCAAATGCCAACGCTTCACGTAAATGCTTTTGAGCTTCTTTGAGAGAATCTTGTACTTGTTCGGAAACCATTTTAAACTACTGCGATACTATGGGGTGATTCTTGAACTTCTAACTTAGAGAAGTTTTGAGGTTTTGTAAATTGCAGAACCCTATCGAATTTATCGGTAAGGTTATCTCTATGAGAAATGACAAAGACGTTTGCGTTTTCGTTGAACGACCTTAGGATAAAGGATAACTCATCAGACCCAACTGTGTCAAGAGACCCGTCAAAGATCTCGTCAAGAATCAATAGATTAGTATCCACAGAATTCTTGAGCTTAGCAACAGAACGCCAAGTAAGCAGAAGACTGATGTCAATACGAGCTTTCTCTCCTTCCGAGAAATTTTCATAACTAAATTCGTCGATGTAACGTGACTTCAGGACTTCTTTAAATTCTTCATCTAAAGTAAAATTGCAGAAGAATTGCAACTGATTCAAATACTTATTGATCAGCTTGTTCATTACGGGAAGATACTTCTTGATGATCCTCGTTTTGATCCCTGAATCTTTTAGCAGCAGACCTGCTGTTGAATGCAGGTCCATCTGTTTCTTCGATTCTATAAGATCGCCAGTGACTTGTTTGAGAGATTCATTCATCTGTAAAAGTTTCTTAGCTTCTTCTTTGACAGAAGACTCATCAGATACCAGACCTTTGATCTCTCTTTGAAGTCCTTTACGCTGACCATCAAGAGTAGATATCACCCCCTGTTGTTTGTACGTGATCTGAGTGCAGTCCCTGATAGCATTTGTATACTCCGTTAGTTGTTCTAATGGTGAAATAATTTCAGTAAGGCGTTGATCGATGTCAGCAAACGCGACTTCGATTTCTCCGATCTTACCGTCAAGTTGTTCAATCTGTTCAAATTTAAAATCCTCACTGATTGGTTGCTTGCAGGTAGGGCAGTGTTCAGTATCGAGATAGAATCTCTTATCACCTGAAAGCTTACTTACCCTTCGCTGTAACTTCATTGATAACGATTCGAGATCTGCTCTACGCTTCTGGGGGTTGTTGAGAGAATCAATCTGTTGAGTGATCTCCTCAATCATTTTAGTAGCGTCAGTAATCTTTTCTTTACAAGAGTCTTGACTCTTGATAATGTCACGAAGTTGATCTTTCTTCTGTTCGATATCTTTAGTCTTCTTTTCCTCCAGTTGTTGGATAAAACCTTTTTGAAGTTCAATCTTCTCTTTAACACTTTGTGCGTTTAAATTGTGCGTTTGCACAGCGTCTCTGATTTGCTTGAGGCGAACCTTGAGAACTTCATTCATTGAGGAGAATACATTAATATCTAGGAGATCTTCAATGATCTCTCTACGAGCTGGAAGAGGCAAACGCATAAAAGGTACGAATGTACTGCTACCCAAAACCACAATCTGTGTGAAAGATTTGTAGTTTAGCTTAAGAACGTTCTGCTCTAGATTCTTTTGCTGATCTACAGCATTGCTGTTTTGATCAAGCATCCGACCATCCACATAGATCTCAAATATGTTTGGTTTGATGCCACGAATTATTTTATATTCTTTACGTCCAATACTAAATTCAATCTCAACTAGAGTGCCTTTCTCATTGACACTGTTGACTAGTTGAGGTTTGTTAACTTTACGAAATGGTTTACCAAATAGTCCAAAGGTAAACGCATCTAAGATAGTTGATTTGCCAGCACCATTAGTGCCAATAATTAAGTTTGTTGCAGCTCCAGTAATCTGCACTTCGGTAAACGTATCACCCGTGCTTAGGAGGTTCTTCCATCGAATCTTCTGGAACAGGATCATCTTTATCGAGTGGGGGAATAACGAGAACGTCTGGAGTAATAATACTATATTTGCAGTTAACCTTTTCGCAAGTGGAAATCACTTCCTTGTCTGCGACCTTGGTAACTACGATTGGTGGGAAGTCTTCTGCTTCCAATAATCCAGCATACCGCATTGCATCATCTTTGTCAACAAACAAATAGAGGACGTTTTCACCGTGCTCATCGTGCACAGCGTAAGCGCCCTCTCCTTGGTGACCGTCTAAAGTGATGATAAACACTATGCTACTTCACAACTTTCAATATATAGTGATTTCATTAAATTCTTAAGTGCGGTTTTGTCTACATCGACAGTCACTTCATCTAAGTATTCGTCAAGCAATGTCAGAGTATCTTTGACATCTAAAGCATCAGCTTCAGGGTCATCAAACACTCCGACTTTTTCCACAACCTTAACATCGTGAGCACCTGCATCATACAAAGTATTAAGCATTAGCTCAAAGTCTGAGTAGTTAGTTTTTTGCTCGACAATAACTTTTACGTATTTGCTGGCATAGTCATTGGGATCGAGTTGAGCAGGACAATCTGCAGAATCATTCCAATAAATTTTAGCAAACATTTCGTACGGGTTTTTCACCATACGTATTTTTAATGTTTCTGTATCAAAGGTGTGGAAACCACGAGTGTCACCGTAGTCATTCCAATACATCTGATACGGGTTACCAAGATAGGTAATGTTACCCTTAGAGTTCTTATGGTGGAAGTGTCCGCTCAGTACAACATCAAAGTTAGAAAAGAGGTTAGCGTCCATTCCACTGTCATAGCGGAAACCAGGGCGAGCAAGATACCCGTTGAGCTCGAGATGCCCCATTGCAACTCTTGAGGAGGAATCACGAACTTTCGTAAGGGACAGGTCATAATTGTCAGAGCAAATCCAAGGAACAAAAAGAATACTTGTTCCACCGATCTCAACGTCAGTGGGTTCTTTGTATACAATCACATTGTCATACTCGTTGAGCAACAGCTCCATCGAATTGACTTTGTTGGTGTTCTTATAGTATGCAGTGTGATTGCCAACAACGGTATGGACAGTGACGCCCATATCGCGGAGAACATTATAGTAAGTCTCCTTTGCCCATTCAAGAGAAACAAAGTCGATACTCTTGCGGTTGTCAAAAGTATCACCGAGATCAAGAACGGTTGTGATTTTGTTCTTCTTCAAATAAGGGAAGAACACGTTCTCATAGAAGCGTTGATAATACTCTCGGTAGATGTAACTACCTTTATGGGAACCAAAGTGTTGGTCGGTAATTACAGCAACCTTCATCGCGACATTCTAATCTCAATGTTTTCTTTAATGGAATTGAGTCCCGAATCCGATTCGTTCATCCCTGACATACTACCATCAAACCGATCAGAATGCAACACCTCGGCATACCCACACCGCTCAATGAGCTTAGTGCGAATCTCGAGCTGCTTTTTCTCCTTCTGAATACGACGCAAGAAGGCGTAGTAAATGATCTGGGTGAAGTAAGCGAACGGATTCTTAGACTTCTCTGGATCGAAATTATCGACGTACTGCAAGCAGTTCTCGATACCATCGCAAACCATATCTTCGCGAAACATATAGTTGACGAAGTTAGGTTTATAACTTAGGTGAGTGGCAATCTTGAGAAAACACTCGGCAATGTACCGTGGAAGAAGAGGACGAGTAAGATCATTCATCTTGGCATAAGCAACCTTGTCACGAAATTCAACGATCGCGGCAAGGAATTCTTTGTTATTAACGTAATACTCTGTTTTAGCTTTTGCCATTTGTCGATAATTCGATGTGTTTATTATAGCATATAATGGTGGATCTAGGGGTAAGCTTGACAGCCCTCTAAGATATCTGTATAATAACAGTGTCGCTGTTGAGAAACACCAGAGCTTCTAAAGGGTTAACTTCTATAGAGTTTTTCAAATTTGAATCTATATTCATTGATCGTACCTATGTGACCCATATCAGCTGTTGGTTTGATCCTATTCGACATAGAGTTGCGGAATACCATAGAGATATTGTTCTCATAGAATTTCCCGATCGACTCGTTCGCTTCGGTCATCGTAATTATTCTATCAGTAGTTAGCAGAAAAAACTCATCTTGTTCCATAGCAGATTTCATCCAGAGATCCAACTTGAATCCTTTGATCATATGACTTTCGTCTTTGCTGCTTGCTTCCACAACCATCATAGGATTTTGGAGCATCAAAACATTATCTTCTTCTGACCAAGCAACCCAAGAAATGAGCTCCTCACCAGTAGTCAATTTAAGTATTCCGATAAAAGGTTCTTCTAATGGATCTAACATAGGCTAAAATTTAGAACGTACTTTGATTACTTCGTAATCGAATTTTTCTTCCATATAGATTTTGACACGTTCTTCAAAATGTTTATAAGTAAAATTCTTCCACTCCCCCCGAGAGATATCATCAGCGATATCATATAGAGTGGCAACGTGTTTGTCTTTTGATTTTCTCAGCACTCGTCCAATGGATTGTAAGTTGCGAATACGCGACTTGGACGGTGAAGCAAAAATAATATTGTGTAGCTTCTTTATGTTGATGCCAGTTGAGAATGTTCCGTAAGACGCAATGATAATTGCATCGCGTTCCGTTTCCGTAATCCTACGAACTTCTTCTCGGTCTTCTACATCAACACCCCCGTGGACAAAGAACACTTTCCTATCCGTACTATTATTTATCAACTCGTATAAAGGTTCTCCGTGACGTTCTACGTAGTTGAATAGCACAAGACTATTGCCTGATGCATCCAAGCACAGATTTTTAATAAGCTTATTACGTTTGGGATGTGTAATCAAATAATCAATCTCATCGTGGTACGTATCAAATATACTCCACTCGTGCTTAAGCAATAGACATTTTACTTTAAGCGGAGTAAGATACCCACCTTCCATTAACTCCTTAGTTTTGACTAGTTGCTCGCACGGTCCAAACAATCCTTCTAGGATCCACTGGTGTGTTTGAATACCGTCAAGTGTACCTGTAAAACCAATCCTATATTTTACATTATGACATTTAGTCATAATCTTTGTGAGAGACTTTGACTTAAACAAGTGAGCTTCGTCACCAATCACACAGTCAAACTTTTCAAACCATTTACGTGGTTCTTTGTAAATAGATTGCCAAGTTGTGATTACTACGTTAGACTCCTTATACTTATCCTGACCCGCGTAAATCTTGTGACAATGCTTGCTAGCATTCCAACCGTAATCTTCAAAGTCCTTGTACATCTGTTCTACCAAGCTTGTGGTAGGAACAATCAGCAAGACCTTGCGCTTCATAGCGACGTGGTATCTGGCAATGCCATAGACCATCAAAGACTTACCACTGGCAGTCGGGGACAGCAGCAGTTTACGATTATATTTCAGAGCTTGGTATACACCTTCGATCTGATAGATCCTAGGTTCGAGTTTAGTAATGCCTTGCATAAAAGTACGAACACCAGACAGACTAACCTCTTGGTTCATCTCGTCAGGCATACCGAAGAACTTATTATCTTCGTACGAGATGGTGTATCGCATTGTTTTACACCAATGCAACAGGTGTTCAGTTAGTCCGCCATATATTTCTCCATTGCCAGGAGAGTATAGACGGATCTTTCCGTCCCATACTTTCTTCCTGTATAGAGGCATAAATTTTGCTTCGGGAACCTCAAAAGTAAAGTACTCGGAGAGCTCTCTATGAACGTGAGGTTCCGCTGTGATGACGTTATATACTTCGTTCTTTTTCTGGAGGTTAATGTCCGCCACTTCTAAATTTCTCCCACTCAATAGCATTTTTAATTTGATATTGACGAGTAGAGATTTGTTTAAGAACCGATTCTAAAAAGAACAAGATCATTTTGTAATACTCTATCTTTGCGGTGACCTTTGCTAGGTCTTGATCCGCATTAATAAACATCTCTACTTCGTCTTTAGTAGTCAACTTGAGATCGAACGGCACGTCCTTGTATGCTGTAGCAGGTGCCTTCTTTTTATAATACAACCACTTATCTTTGTACTGAAATTTGTATGCAAACTCCTGGTCAATTAATCTTGACTTGGTGTCGCAAAAAATTTCTAGATACTTAGAGTGTAGGTAGGGTGTTTCATTACAAGCTTTAAGAAAATCTGGGTAACCATCATTTCCTTCTAGGACAGCGGAATCATTCTTCCACATCTCCTTCAATTGGTCAAGGTTCATACTTACGGGATTCTATATTCAAGAATTCATAGAAGGCGTACTTAAAAGTAACTGTGCCTACTAAGTATTCTACATCAGATGCTCCCACATTGAAAGGCAACGTAGAAAGTTGCGTGGGAAACAAACTGTCAAAATTAACAACGAAGTTAGCGTTGTAGTTATTTGTCAGCACGAAAAGCTGACCAGTACTGAACACTGCGTCATCGTCAGTGTCGGGTTCGTATGCGTTTGTAGTTTTAGTGATCCAGTTCCAGAGCGAAAGATAATTTTTTAGATCTTCGTCAATTAGGAACGAGAGTGTTAGGTCATCGAATCGGGTTCCTCCTCCAGAGGGTACCGCTAGCGGTCTGCGAGGAGTATCAAATTCTGTAACTTGAGCTGTTGTGCCAGGGATTGAAGCGCTTTGACATAAGAAATCAACACCAGGAAAGATATCAAGTTTTAGCTTGAACCCAACAGGTGAAAGATAGTTTCTATTGTCTAGTTGTTTGACGTGCCAATCGGCAGGCATAACAATTCTCTGTCACTACTACTGTATTTAGTTACTTATTCAGAACCCAGTTTTCAGCAAACTCGTCTGCTTCTACCTCCCTATCAAATATTTTTTTCTCTAAAGTTTTTTCTAGAGTCTGTGTACATAGGACTTCAAATCCATTCCTGTTGTAAGTCACTATTGCGTGACGGTCTCCTTCGGGTGAGAAGAAATTCGAGAGGGTGAGCATAGGGATATAATAAGACCCATAATAATTATACTCATAAAAAAGGACCCTGCACGGGTCCATAAGTTACGTTAGAATTTCCCTACATATTCGTTTGCAATGCGGCGTGTCTCCTGCGCATTCAATTAAACATTCAAAGTAATCATTTAGTACCTCTACGTTTTCATCTTTGATATCTGCCAGACTGATTGTAGATGCAAAATGCTTCCATTCGTCTAGCTGACCACGTGAAATAATGTTATGCATAAGTTACCTTTTTAGTACGTCATAATGAAGTAGGTTTCATCTCATAAGTTTAACTCGTTATCTGTAGTATTTATGTCAGGGATGCCTGATATAGATAATTATTTACATAAAAAAAGACCCCCCGTGAGGGAGGTCTGAAAGGACAGTCGGGGCAACCTGCCCCGCAACATCCTGGATCACATAAGGTTGCGA